AACTAGAAAGGCAAGTCATGCCAGCAACATACATAACTGGTCGGAATCTGACTTTGAGCATCAACTCTGTGTCATACGCTGACCAAGCATCAACAGTTACACTAGAGCGCGAAAACAACCAGCAGGTACTAGAAGTCCTATCAGGTCGCGCATACAAGACCGTAGATAAGACCGCCACACTAAATGTGGAACTTTACTTGGATGACACTTCAAGCGCTGGCATTATTTCAGCACTTTGGGATGCGGCCAATACAGCACCAGACACTTCATTGCCATTTAGCTTTGATGTAAACGGTGACACCTTCACTGGCAACGTATTTCCAGTATTTCCAACCGTTGGTGGCGCCGCCACTGACGTACTAACAACCAGCCTCAGCTTTATTGTTGAGGATGGAACCGTAGCACGCGCTTAACGAATAGAACAGGGCAAGCATTATGCAATACGACATTAAAACAAAACAGGGCAACAACTACATAGTGAGCGATGAATCAACATGGCTTTGGATTGAGATCGAGCGAGATCTTGGATACACAGTCACCCAAGCAGCTGAAAAGATGAGCCAAGGCTCGTTGGATGTGATTACTTGCATGCTTTACAAAGCAAGCAAGGCAGCCGGGCACACAAAGATGCCTAGTCAGCAAGCATGGGTTACCAATGAGTTCGAGGGCTTTGAGGTGGTTGAGGAAAGCCCAAAAGAGAGTTAAGGGATTTGCTGGTGCGAATAGCAGTATCCACCGGCATTCCTCTAAGTGATCTGATGGAATGGTCGCTCGCAGATTTAAGCACAGCAGTAACGCTGATAACCGAAAGGAATGGAAATGGCTAATAAAACAACTATTACAGTCAAACCAGATCTTGGCGATTATCGGAGTCTACTAAAAGCAATTAGTGTCATGGATAAACAAGCACAAGGCGCACTCAAAGATGAAGTTGCAAGCATCAGTAAATGGACTGCCCAAGGAATGATTGCATCATCCTATGGCGCGTTAATGCCAGCACAAGCGGCTATTGTTGCAGCAACTATCCGCCCAGCTCGTGATCGAGTTCCTACCGTATACATCGGAGGCGCAAAAGGTCGCGCATCAGGTGGGGCAAATGCTGGGCAGTTATTGTTTGGAAATGAGTTTGGCGGCGATCGTAACATCAAAGGAAGCGCATCAGCCTTTCCTAATGGTGGTTTCAGATTCCCTGAACGATCAGACCCTGAGGGTCGAGGCAACAAAGGTTACTGGATATTCCCGTCACTTAAAGAAATGCAACCGACTATCCGTAGGCGATGGTTTACAGCCGTAAATAAAGTCATGGACAACTGGGCAAGGACTAGCTAATGGCTGATACACGCACACTCAAACTTTCATTACTTGCTGATGTTAATAAGTTTCTTGATGGAATGGACAAAGCCGACAAAGGCACAAAAGGATTTAGTTCATCTATTAGCAAATATTCAAAAGCCATGGCAAAGTCATTTGCAGTGGCTGGCGCAGCTGCTGGTGCTTATGCACTCAAGTTAGGTGTTGATGGAGTCAAGGCCGCAGTTGAGGATGAATTAAGCCAAAAGAAACTGGCTCAAGCACTTAAAAACACTACTAATGCCACTGATGCACAAATTGCCAGCACAGAGGATTACATTAAAAAACAGCAATTATCCTTTGGCATTGCTGATACTAAGTTACGCCCGGCACTGGCTAATCTAGCCCGAGCCACTGGCGATGTAACCAAGGCACAGAAACTTAACAACCTTGCAATAGACATTAGCGCGGCCACAGGTAAGGACTTAGAGAGTGTAAGCCTTGCCCTATCCAAGGCTTACAACGGCAATCTGGGAGCATTAACTAGACTTGGTGTGCCATTGGATGCCAGCATCATTAAGTCCAAGGATTTTGGCGCAGCAACTGATGAACTGCAAAAGTTATTTGGTGGATCAGCCCAAGCCAATACAAAGACATACGCTGGCCAATTAGCAATCCTTAGTGAGCGCTTTAACGAGATCAAAGAGGATTTAGGTGCAAAACTAATTCCAATTTTGAAGCGATTTTTAGAACAAGTAAACCTAGTTGCAATGGGCTTTGCTGGTGATGATCCTAACAAGGGACTATCAAACAAAGTAAGGCAATTGGATCGTGACTTGGGCGGTGGCCCGGGCGGTGCTTACAACTTAGGCAAATCCCTTGCAGATGTTGCTGATGCTTTTGGAACTTTATTTGGCGCACTAGCTGGTGGCAATGCAACCAAGGGCAATGACAATCTTCAAAATCTTGCTGATGCCATGCAAAATGTGGCTGATGGTATTAATGCCACTGCCAATGCATTTACTCGATACAAAAAGGTTTACGACAGCGTGCCTAAGGGCTTGCGCGACTTTATGAATCCATTTACTCGCCTAGGTGATTATGGCAAGTTGTTTAGCAATAGCAGTGTTGGCAGCTCTAAGGGCGGATCAACCAATGCTCAAGGTACAACCATAATCATGAATGGTGTTATTGATGGTGAGTCTGCTCGCCGTAGCATTGAGAAAGTATTACAAGATTCATCACGCCGTACAGGTGCTATTAACCTAGCCGGGCTAACGTTATGACCGATTACGATCCTTATCCAACGGTTACTTTTGGCGGCACGACTACATACGCAGATAACACAATTTCATCTATCTCAATCCGTATGGGTCGTGAGGATGTCATGGATCAACCGCAACCGGGCTACGCATCAATCAGACTTTGGACTGATGCCAGTGATCCATTGGATGTGACATTAAGTCAGTCAGTATCAGTAAGCATTGATAAAGGCACAACAGGCACACAAGAAATCTTTTATGGCACAATTTCTGACATTGACATAAGCCTTGATGCCTATGGATCAGATGGCTCAATCGCCGTTTACTCGATCACAGCCGTTGGGCCACTGGCGCAGCTTAACCGCCGTTTAGTAGGTGCGGCTGGATTTGCCAAAGAAAATGACGGCACACGAATCCTAAACATTCTTAGTGAAGCATTCCTAACCGAATGGGATGATGTAGCACCTACATTGACTTGGGCTGGCTTGCCAGTCGGCGTGACTTGGGATTCCTACGACGCAGTAGGACAAGATTTAGTTGATTCATTAGTTGGCAACATTGATACACCGGGACAATACGAATTACAGGCATACAATGACGGCGATGCTGATGCTTATACATTGGCCGTAGATGCTGCTAACTCTGGTCGCGGCGTACTTTGGGAAAATGGCACAGGCTCATTGCACTATGACGACTACTTGGCCAGATCGCTGGCAACACCGCTTGAACTTACAGCTGATGACATTCTTGCCCAAGGCCTACGCACTGCCGCCCAATGGGGTGAAATCGTCAATGATGCAATAGTGACTTATCGGGCAGGTCAAGCCGAAGCCAGAGATGAGCAGTCAATCATTCTGTACGGCCAATTAGTTGGAACACGATCAACCCAGTTGCATAACCTAGTTGATGCCGAAGCGCAGGCAGCTGATTTCATTGAGTCTCGGGCATTCCCAAGAATGTACCCAGAAACAATCACAGTGCCATTGCACTCACCAACGGTCAGCGATGCCACTAGGGATGCACTAGCAGCCGTCTATAACGGCCTACGGGTCAGCACAACTGCATTGCCAGCAGTCTTTGGCACAACCTTTGATGGCTTTGTCGAGGGCTACACATGGAACTTGACCCGATACACCGCTGAACTGTCTTTGACCTGCTCGGCATATTCGGAAACTTACAACTCAATAATCTGGTATCAAATACCACCGACAACAACTTGGGCAGGGTATACTCCAAGTACACAAGAATGGCAGGATCTATAATGGCAACGACCACCCCAAATTTTGGGTTTGATGTTCCCACATCAACTGATTATGTTAAGGATGGCGCACTAGCCATCGAAACCCTTGGCGATGATATTGACGAGCGTTTTGGCGATATCACTAATTACCCAAATCAGATTGTCAATCGCGTTTCAGGTGTAAGCCGTCCATTGCCTTTTGCTATGGCAGGGGGAACGGCAACAATTTCAGCACCCGCTGCAGTCAATACAATTTCAAGCGTAAGCGTCACATTTCCCGCTAGTCGTTTTACACAAGCACCTTTAGTTAATTTAACAGCCGCGACCAGCGCATCAAACCCAAGAGCCGTTAAAGTTGATGCTGTAACTACTTCAGGATTTACCGCGTCACAATGGCAATTAACGGGCGCTACTATGCAATCTACAAATACTTATTGGGTAGCAATTCAAATGACTTCAGCAGCATCGGCAGGATAAAAATGACTTATATCGTAATTTGTCACACAGCAGGGTGTGAAAATGAAAACATTGGTATTGAGTTTGTAGACCCCGCACCTACCGTTATTTGTGGGGTATGCGGTGTAGAGATTACCGACAAAGTAGAAGTAGCACCAGAAGCACCAGCGCCGAAAGCAACTAAAGGCAAGTAATGTCATTCCTGACATGGTTTGCACATAGTCCAATTGCCTCTTTTGTTAAGGTATTTGGAGCAGGTGTGCTTGGCTGGTTACTTGTAAACGCAGACACATTAGGCATTCATCCTGCATTAACCATTGGTTTAGTGTCGGCATTGCCGATCATCATTAACTGGTTAAACCCAGAGTATGACAATTACGGCAGGGCCAACTTAGATGAAACCGATTAAGTCAGGCATTGTTTCATTTCCCTATGGGGCTAAGTACAAATCAGGTGGCATTCATAAAGGCATTGACTACCGCGCACAAATTGGAACTCCAGTTGTAGCAGCTGTGCCGGGTGTGGTTGTACACGCTGGCAAGCACATCTACAAAAAGGGCTGGGGCTGGGCCTTTGGCATCCATGTCATTGTAGACAACGATGCCTTTGAGGACGGCACAGCGGGCCTGTGGGCAGGTTATTGCCACCTTAATGGAGTAAATGTCGCAGTCGGCCAACGTGTCCGGCAGGGGCAGTTGCTGGGCACA